ATCGTCAAATTCCGGCTGAGTAAATGTACGTACTGTTTTAGTCTCTTCTTGTTCTTTTTGAACTCGACTAATATTAAAACCAAAAATTTCCATTAACTATACCTTATTTTAAAGCGCTCGACCTTCAGATATCATAGCTCCAGCTTGTTCAGGACCAGTTGTTGTAGTTCTAACACTTCTAGTGTCATCTAACAACCAGTAATCATATTTGAAGTTTACTTGAAATTCTTCAATAACGTCAGACTGCGCCCAATCAAGACCGATTGCAGTAATATCAGAAGGGAAACAACCAACAAACTTATACTTTCTCAAAATTTCACCAGTTTTAGAATACTGAATCACAGCACCATCTCTCTTATAAGCCTCTGGACGATTATAAGTATCGTCTCTCAGGTTTGGCTCATGAGAGTTCAAAGAGTTATGCCAAGCTTCAAGAGCATGTCTTACTGCAAAGTCTTCATCGTTGATTACTGTAATCAACCAGTCATCGTATCTTCTTTGACCAGCAATTTTGATAGTTCTACCAAAGTAAGGAACTTCAGAAAAACCAACAGAAGATGTTGGAATTGCTGTAGCTCTAGCCATAAAACGAATCTTGTCATCACCTCTTTGATCAACCGGATTTTGAAGTTCTATGGAGAATAGTGAGGCTCTAGCCCCACCAAACTCTAATTCTTCTCTAAACGAGTTAATGTTAAAAGCCATTTATCTTATCCTCCGAATTTGCCTACTACTTCTTCAAACGCCACTCCGGTTCTTACTGCAACGAAGTTCAGTCTGATGAAGTTAATAGATCTTGCTGGTTTGATGTAGATATCACCAACAAACTCATTTCTGTCGATAATTTCTGGTGTGTTATTGGTCTCATCACAAACAACTCTAAAGTCTGTAATACCTCTACGACCTTGAACTGTTCTCAAGAAAGGCTCGACCATCGACACAAACTGCGCTCTGGTAAATTCATCGTTCAATTCGAACAGAGTAAATTTAGCAGCAGTCGAGATAGCTTTTTCAAGAACAATAAACAGTCTTCTTACGTTAATTCTACTGAATGCAGAAGGCTTGCCAAGAAGTGTCTTGTCACCAAACAAGATGTTGCCTTGGTTCTTGAACTTAACAACAGGGTTGATGTCAGAACGGTAGAGAACATCTCTGTCAGCTTGATCAGGGTTGTAAGCAAGTCTAACAATGTTTTTAATTTCGCCTCTGTTGAAACCAGCAGGGGAATACCAAGGCTCTCTTTGGTTGTCAGTTCTGACCATAAGACCAGCAATGTCACCGTTAAGAGGAACATGTCTAAACACATCATTGTACTTATCGTACATGTATTTGTAACCAGAATCCAGAATACCGTAAGAAGATGATCTTAGAGTATTTCTGAACGTATCAACATCGTTCAAAGGATCGATTCTATTGTTTACTACGTCAGCCCTTTCTGGCGAAATAGTTACAACACAATCAAGTCTCCTTTCTGCGATGTTATCAATAAGGTAGTTTGCAAACAGAGTACCGTTTGTGCCACCTCTTGCTTTACCTTGCATGATGATAGAGATATCAACTTTTTCAGGATCCCTGAAGAAGTCTGCAGCTCTCTGAAGAGAACCCAATGAGATTGAGCTTTCATCGCCTTCACCGCCGCCTTGTGTAAAGGACAGGTAAAGTGGATCTTCATTGGTCGAAGGAGATATATTGACTGCCGTAGTAGATGCTGCGCCAGATCTATCGTTTGCCCACCAAACCCACTCAGACTGATTATTAAGTACAGTCTTATAGTAATTTGTAGAACCTTCTAATGTTTTTGCATCTGTTGCTCTTGAAAGGTTTGAGAATCTTTCAAGAACTGCTCTCTTTTCACCTGTTATTGAACCATCTTCATCAATAACAACTATATGCAACTCATCATTCGTATCTTCACCCAAATCGTTTCTTTCTGCAACATACTCGGAAGTTCCCGGTGCAGAATCGAACAAGTTGAAGAAACCCCATCTTCTCTTAACGGTGTCCATTGTGAAGGTGGAACCATCGTGAATAAGAGCAAGTCTTTCAGAAAGCTGAATAGAAGTTGTGTACGTGTTAGAAGAACCAATTCTGGTAGGCTGACCAATGTTTACAATTCTGATGAACTGTGTGCCGATTGTAGTGTTACCAATTTCTAACAAGTCGCCAACATTGAGCTTACCTCTGATTGTATTCATCTCAGAGTTTGCTGTGCCGAAACCGTCAACATCGTTTGAGATGTCAAGGTTTGCTGTATTGGCACCAGTCACAAATTTCAGAGTAACAGACGTATCTGAGTCAGAATTTGTGTGGTTATTGGAATATGCATCTGCCGAGTCACAAACAGAGATTTTTAAACTGTTACCTCTTGAACCCGGATACTTTGCAATATACAGAAGATCTGTATCACCAAATGTTAAAGATTCGTAATGATCATCATTACGGACAAGTGTATTTGCAACTACACCAACATTTGCTGTAGCGTTTGTTGCTGTGTTATCAATAGCTCTAGAAACATAAAGCTGATTGCCATATGCCAAGAAAGATGCTGCAGTAAAGAATGTTTCGAAGTTTGATTCGGTAGGCTCACCAAACTGTCTAACCAATTCTCTTTCACTGCTGATTAATACTCTTTCCTCGATTGGACCCCAAGAAAAGGCACCAGCTATTGCCCCCTCGGTTGTAGCTACTGCAGGGACGACAGTAGTTAGGTCAAATTCTCTGACCTGAATCCCCGGACTTACTAAAAATGCCATCGTATTCTCCTTAGATAAGAAACTGCACTCATATTTATTAAATCCGGATATTGGTTAAAGAACTAAACCATCATCCTCGTAGCCATCACCTGAGTTTATGAACCCAAACGGAAGCATTGAGTCCATTTCTTCTTTTCTTTCTTGTAAAAGATTTTGAACGTAGTCAGTATCTGTAAGGTTTTTGAAGTAATCTTGTGTCGTCATCCATCCAAACATCACCAAAGTCATTACGATATCGTCATTCTTTCCCTTATCAGCAGCAAACGTCTGACCCGTAGAAATAAATGTTGACAACTCACTAATTACCTCAAAGTCATTGGCAATAAGTTTTTTGTTCTCTATAAGAGTTTTTAAGTTTGAACAACCAATCTTCTTTGTTTTTAGTGTGGTTCTCAGACCATTGACCATGTGAACGCCACCAAAACCGGAACTGATTTTTACACCATCTCTACCTTTGAAAGACGTGCTGACCATGTTCTCATATTCCAAATCTCTCTCAAGAATATCAGCAACCTGTTGACCAACATCGTTAATCTCGACCATACAAAATGCTTCGTTATATTTCATTCCTAATTCATAAATGACTTTTGGAAACTCTTGAACAGTCACGTTGTTTGCTTTGAATCTAGCAACCATCTTATAAGGAACCTGTGTTACGTCGATGACTGAAATAGCTGAGTAGTCAAGATTCACGCCTCTAGCTACGTCACATGTCATGACATAGATTTTGTTTGGCTCTGGTTCCTCGTAGATTGCCGTCCTGTCATTAAATGTTGCAGGTTTCTCGGGATGCATTTGTCTAAGAAACTTAGGATCGATAAGAGTGAACTGAGAACCTAAGAACTCACACTCAAATTCCACACGCCACTGTTCTTCAGACGTGTTTGCAATTGTTTCTTTCTTAAAATTCTCATCTCTACCCGGAACATCCCACCAGTTTACTTCAACTCTCTTGTAAGAGTTTTTGCCTTGTTCCGAGTCAGACCAAATTCTGTAGAACATATCCAGACCGTTTGGCGTGGACGTGATAAGAATCTTGGACGTTTTACCGGATGAAATTGTTGGGTAAACAGAGGCAAAGAATTCCTCTTGGATGTTGGGCGATACGAATGCAAGCTCGTCCATGTAGATCAGGTTAAAGGAGCCACCACGTACAGCAGAGGAGGACGTAGCAGAGGCAAGAATTTTTGAACCGTTCTCCAGTTCAATGTTACCTTTGTTCCACTCTATGACCCCTTGCTGGAGCCACTTGGGTAGGTGTTCGTAAGCAAGCTGAATACGACTAAGAATTTCTCTAGACTGCTGCATCTTGTTAGCAAGAATTGCAATCGAAAAACTTTCCGTGAACAAAACATACCAAAGAAGAACGGCAGCAATTGTTGTCGTTTTGCCAGACTGTCTAGGAAGCTTACAGATCACAAATCTTTCTTTTACTGAAAGATCAATAATCTCTTTTTGAAAATCGTATGGTTCAAAAAGAATAAGACCCTTATCTACGTTCACAATCTTGATATAATTCTCAAAGAAATAAAGAGGATCTTGAGCGCACTTGATATACTCCTGCATTTCCTCTTGTGTGTATTCCACCTCAACACCAGAACGTTTGAGGTTCATATTACCTAGATAAGCTTCTTTTCTATCATCACTCATTTCTTCATGTCCTTAATCATCTTCTGAAGGTCTGCTGTGCTTCCCACAAAAAGAGCATTAGTGACATTCTTAGGCTTGGCCTTTTCACCCTTTAAAGCCTTCTGTTTATTCTTAAGTTCTAAAAGGTCTTTGTTTGCATCAGAAATAGTTTTAACTAGTGTAGATACAACCTCAAAGGCTCTAGGTTGCTGTGATTGCTTTGCTACCTCTAACACTTCTTCTAAAGCTTCTGTGCCTCTTTCAATAATGTTGTAAAGATTTGTTCTTGTATATTCATAATCTTTGTCAATCTGTTCATCATCGTTACCTTCAGGAGGTTGAACAATTTGCTGAACGCTCTGTACACTATCCTCGATATCAAGGACTTCATTTAATTTCTTTTTATTCATTCATAATCTTCCAAATCTATATCCAAA